GGCCCATTCCGGGCCTCTCGCAGGCGTAAGCCTGTTCCATAGTGGACTCCCTCACAAAAGGAACGCATCCCTTGGCACGTTATCGCGAAGACACGGCATCATCACAACTTAGTGGTGGTGAAATTTACCGTGTCGCCGACGATGGTTCCAAGTATTCCTTCTCTTATCAGTCTAGCATAGCTAAACAGTTTAAGAGTGGATGGGATACGGTACACACTGGCCCACCATTCGTGGATGAGAGTAATCTTGATCTCTCACACACTACGGTGGAAAGCAGAACTAGAGTCAATGTATTTGGCTCTAAGACTGGCCGAAGGAGGTGCAACAACTATGACCCACGTGTATTCAATACACTAAGTCATATGGACAAACTTGGTCCTATAGGAGTACAGGCTTATGTCAATCAAGCTCTTGAAAGACTTAATCCTAACAAACCTATTGTTGATGTCCCTCTGTTCCTGTTCGAGTTACGGGAATTTCCTCGGTTACTCCGTGACGCCGGAAGATTTATCCGGCAGCCACAAGGGGCTAACCCTGGAAGTGTCTATCTCTCTTACCAGTTTGGCTGGCGTCCTCTATTTGGTGATCTTTATAAGCTGCTTAATCTCGTTGATGAGATTGAGAGGCAGAAAGAACACCTAGATCGCGCCATCCGACGCAAGTCTGCGTCAGGTAAGTTAGATTCCGTTTCTTCGAAATGGACCTCCGGAAACTTCCTATTCCGGATCAATCCTTATGAAGATATACGCTTCTACGATTCCTGGGAAGGAACTCGTGAAGTGTGGTTTTCAGCAAAGATTGAACCAGACTTTTCTGCTCCTTATTTCGGCGAAAGCCGAACTGAAGAGATCAGAAGAGTCCTTGGTTTAGGAATGAGCGCCTCCACGGTCTGGGATGCAATTCCCTGGTCGTGGCTAATTGATTACTTTATCTCCGTTGGCTCTTACTTGGGAGCCAGTCGCGGAGTCTTGCCGTTTTCGGTCAGTAACATGAACATCATGGCTACTGATGTGGTGAAAGTCACACAAGAATTCAATTGGTCTAACTTTGAATCTTTTACCTTTAAACCAGGTACAAAGAAAACAGTTAGAAAGCGCCGTTGGGTGTACCCAGTTCCGAAGCAGCGAATAGCATTCCGTTCTAACCCTATAGCAGGGAAGACGGCTATACTATCGTCGCTTTTTGTGAGTAGGTTTAGGAGATGATGAACTCCTAGGCCACAATGGCATTCTGCCATGAACGTCGTGAGACGTACAATCCCTAGAAGGAAAACTGCAATGTTTGCAAATACTCTATCTGTGACTATGGACTCTGGATCAGTTACACTGACCCGAGTAAACCAAGATAACTTTGGTTCGACTTACTTTGGTGAGGACACCAATCGTAAGATCGAACTTGTTATCTCCCATGAACTCCCCAAAACACGGGGAGACGCCGGTGAATCGCACCTCGTGCGTTTCAACGTCGATCACTACAGCGTCGACGGAGTTTATCTCCGCCGCTCGTCAGCCTGGTCTGTCATCAAAACATTTGATGGCTCTCAGGATGCCGATTCCTCAAAGGAAGCGTATGTAGCTCTTCATGGATTAGTAGATGCGACTTTCGCCGCATCTGTCATCAACCGAGAAAGTTAACTCGGATGAAGATCACAGTCTTGGAACCCTCTTATCGAGGGTTTCGAGTACTTACCGGTTATGTCCGGTAGTTAGGGTGTTGCTTCACTGCCTCTAGCTATGGAGCCAGAAATTATGAAGTTAAGCACCGTTGCAGAACTCGAACCGCTAAGAAACGTCGTTCTCGACATGATCGAAGCGGATAGAGGTCTGCATGCCCAACTTAGTCGATTCTACACTGAAATCGAACTCAGATGTAGAACTCGTGGATGGGAAGACTACCTTCTCATTGACCTACCAGATCTTGGTAAGTTAATTGATAAAGGTATCTCTTCAGGAAACCTTGAAATATCTAAGATTCCTAAGTCCTTTGGGACTTTCACCACGTATGATAAGTTTGAAGGTTCATGGATCTATCGATCCCTGATATCAATCTTATTCGACTCCTTTGGACTGTTTGATGAAACAAGCGATCCTTTCGATGTATTTTGTGTTAGGCAGCTTTGCTACCTATACAAGAAATACAAGATCGCATGCACTGAAGAAAGGACGAAGACAAGTGTCGACGATTTCTTTGATATTGAAAGTGAGCTTTATGAGCCTTCTGGCTCTTGGCATCATGATCAATACCTACATCATCGCTTTACTTTTGGAGGATCTAAAACGATTAGACCTCATGGTACTGCGATACGAAGTCTCCTGCACACTCTTGATTCTGTATGTTCAAGATGTGTACCTAGAGACTTTGTCGATGTCTTCAGCATCAAACCCAGACATGGACCCGGCGCTGTTGCTGATGCCCGCTCCGGTACAGACAAATATCTGTTCCACCACTGGCCAGTAAAGCTCGAGGGAATCTTTTCCTTTGATTACTTTACGTCGGTCAATGAAGAGCTAGCATCAGAGAGTCGTAAGTCTATTTCCTATAAAGAGCCTCCGGCACGCCTTTTGGCGGTACCGAAGACTTATAAGGGTCCTAGACTTATAGCCTCTGAACCAACAGCACATCAGTTCCTTCAACAGGGACTGTTGTCATGGCTAAGGCGTGCTATCACTCGCACGCCACTGCAACACTGCATTGATTTCCTAAACCAGGGTCCCTCTCGGGACGCTGCTTTATTAGGATCTCAAACAGGTGATCTCTCGTCAGTTGATTTGTCATCAGCTAGCGATAGGCTCACATGTTGGACTGTCGAAAGAGCTTTTGGATCAAACCAATCGCTTCTCGAAGCACTCCATGCATGTAGAACTCGTCACGTCATAGACGGGACGGGTCTCTCTGACCGTGGGTGCAAACTCAAGAAGTTTGCTGCCCAAGGCAGTGCAGTCACCTTCCCAGTTCAATCCATTATATATGCTTGTATGGCAATAACAGCCACACTGCATGCATATGGGTTGTCCCCTAGCAAATCTAATATAGACTTGGTAGCAAGGAAGGTTCGGGTCTTCGGTGATGATATCATCTTACCATCACCGGCAGTACCTCACCTGGTATCAATACTGGAGTTTAACCAGTTAAAGGTGAATATGGGTAAGACCCATACACGTGGCTTCTTCCGTGAATCTTGCGGAATGGATGCATACAAGGGAACAGATGTTACCCCTGGGTACATCCGAAGCCATATACCAGGAACTAGTGCCGAGACCATTTCCTCCTGGGTAGAAGTTAGTAATAACTTCCATTCAAAAGGACTATGGCGGACATCTACATGGATGCTTGAGTCCTTACCTGAAAAGGTAAGAAATAAGCTCTTGATATCCAACGTAGAAGGCACTGGAATCCGACTTCGCTCATTCTCATCGGGAACTGTCGTGAGACAGGGTAGAGAAA